ACATTTGAGTTAATTCTGCTTCCGCATCTACACTATGGTAAGCGTTTAAGTCTTGTGCCAATTCTGGAGTCCAGATAGCTTTTAATTTTCTTGTCTTAGCAACGATTGGTTCAGACTTCAATTCTAATTCAATCTCTGGGATTGGTAAATCAGAACCTCTATCTTCGAAATCACCTCTATCGTAATCGTTAGCTGGATTCTTATGGTAAGTTAATACCTGAGTTGCCAAGTTAACGTCAGTTGCTGCAGAACCAGAGATAACGAATGATGCAGAACCATTTGTATCAACTGATGTATATTCAGGATATAATGCAGTTGTTGCAGAACCTGAAACTTTGAAAGCTCTAATTGCGTTCCAATCAGAACCTGCAGGTAAACCAACAGTTACTTTCATAATTCTGTGGTTAGCTACTGCGATAGATGCAGACAATGCTGGGTCAAATCTAACATCAGCTACAGAAGCAGATGCTACTGTTGCAGTTACGTTAGCTGTAGTATCGTTTACTGTGTATCCGAATCTACCTGCACCATATAAACCACCTTCAGTTGCTTGAGTAGAACCCAATTTGTTACCTGCAGGAGATAAATTGTCTTTACCAAAAGTACCACCATTACCGAACATAGAAGAACCAGAAGCTGGTCTATTTACGTCAGTTGCTGTACCATATTTGAAATCCATATAGAAAATCAAACCTGATGGTAAGTTCATTGGTTGTACAGAAACGAATTCTTTAGCTGCGATTGAACCAAAGATTCTTCTTACCAATGGAAGAGCTACACCAGCCCACTCTTCTGAACCTGATGAAGTACCAGTTCTAGTAGCTTCGTCAAGTAATTGTTTAGCTTGGTTTTCTAACATTACTGCCATACCATGCTTAGAAGTTTCAGAACCTACTCCTTCAAGTAAGCCAGTCTTCTCCCACTTGCTTTTCAAACCTCTAGTTTGTTCAAGCATAATGCTTTGTGGATTAGCACCGTTCATTAATTTTTTTAAGTCCATTTTTAATTAATTTTAATTATTTTTGTTTTTATTTTATAATACCTGCTAATTTCTTAAATCTGTTAGAAAAATCAGCTGATTCAGCGATTACTGCTTTAGCAGCTGCTGGTTTAGTTGATTTAACTGCTTTAGAAGCAATTCCTTCAGAAATAGATTTTTTAGTAGATTTGTTAGATGAAGAATATTTGAAATTCTCTGCTAATGTAGAGTAAACCAATTTAACTTCTCTAACTGATTTTGTTCTATCCAAAGTTTCAATCACTTTAACTTTTTGTTCGTTAGTCATGTTGTGTGCTCTGAATAATTTGTTTGCGAATAACAACTTAGCATTCAATAAGTTTACTTCGTTGATAGTCTTTTGAAGAGATTTGATAGTTTTGTAAGCTTCGTTCAATTCAGCTTTAACAGCTTCATCTTTCTTTTCTTCATCATCACCTTTCATATCTGCTTCCATTTCACGTAAGATTTCTTCTAAGTCGATAACTTCGTTTTTCTCTTCGTCATCTTTCTTATCTTCTTCTTCCGCTTCATTAGTTACAACCACTTTAGGGTCTTCACCTTTGTCTGTACCAGCTTCAGAACCGTCAGCTAAATTTTCGTTAGCTTTTTCTTTTTCATCTTCTTCTTCAGCTTCATACATATTTTCTTCTTTTTCAGAATCATCATCACCTAATTGTGCTTCTAATTCTCTGATAATAGCTTCTAAGTCCATGTTATCTTCTGATTCATCATCATTAGAATCCATATCCATTGAATCATCATCACCACCCATACTGAATTCATCTGACATATCTGATTGGTCATCTGATTGTGCGAATGGATTTTCTTCTTCAGAATCTTCACCTTCTAATTCTGCTAATCTAGCTTTTAATTGTGCGATTTCGTTTTGCTTAGCTTCTTCGTCATCACCTGCTTGATTGTCAGCGAATGGATTTTCTTCTTCGGAAATGTCTGCTACTTTCTTATAGTCAGTACCAGCTTGTTCAGGTTTACCTGAATCTTTTTTAACACCTACTGATAAGTCTGTGTCTGCATCTAATGTAGGGTTAGCTCCTGGAGTTTCAGCGTATCCCGCTTCAACTTTAGAACCAATACCATCAGATGATAATTCTTCGTCAACTTTTTCAGCTTCTTTATCTTCAGATTCAGCTTCTGCTCTTAACTTTGCAGATAAGATAGATTGTAATCTTGGAGTAAAAGCTTCTTCAAGTGCGATTTTTGCGTTTGCTAAAGCAGTTTCTTTAACGGCTTTGGCATCAGCGATTGCTTCTTTCAATAATTTTGAATTTGCCATCTTTTTTTCCTTAAATTTGTTTGTGAAGTTATTCTCTTAGGAACTCCAATAGAATTATGTTGATTGTTCGGTCACACCTTATAAGAGAAGGGTATTCATTAATCAACTATGTCTTGTAATCTCATAATAAAAAAATGAGATATTTGATAATAAGTATATATATTTTTTAGAAAACTAAAGAAATTAATGAAATAATTTATTTTTTCTTTTAGTTTCTTCTATTTGTAACCTTTTCTTAACGGATGGTTTTGTAAAATTCTTTCTCTCTCTAAGTTCTTCTATTTGTTTTGTGCTTTGAACTTTCTTTTTATATTCTTTTAATGCACTTTCAATATTACCACCTTTGATGTTAATTATTAACATAATTTACTACTGATGATTTACTAATTTATATTTAGTAGAATATAATAATTCTTCAATTTCATCTATTTGATTTTGGATATAAGATGATTGTAATTTTTCATCTTTTCTTAATTTATCCAAAGCAACACATAATTTTTCAAAATAAGAAATTATATTTTTGATATCATTATTTGTATCTAAACCACTAACTGGTTGTAATTTAATCAAACCAAATTTTCCTTGATATGATTCTACTAAACCATCAATGATTCCACCAATTGAATCATAATATTCACCCAATGCAACATGTGCTGAGTGTGAACCAATTCCTTTAACTCCCAAATGAAAAGCGTGTACTTGAGTTCTACTATGTAAAAATAATGATGCTAATTGTTCCATATTATTTAATTCCTAATCTTTGTTTCATTACATCTTCTGTAACTTCTGCTATTTCAAAATATCTTCCTAATACATGTCCCATATCTTCGTAAAGAGCTTCTAATCTTTGTTGTTGTGCTTTTGCTTCAACTGCTTCTTTTTCAAATCCAGCTTGTAACTTTTTAAGTTCATTCATATTTCTCTTAATAGTTACTCTATCAAACCAATCACCACCTTCTCTCAAAGTATATTCCTGTGCCGCATCCGCAATACCACCAAGTGTTTCTGCAATTTGCATAATATCAGATTTTCTACTCATACCTTCTCTATGTTGACCATATGTTGATATGATTTCTAAAAAATGTTTTTTTAGTTCAGTAGGCAATTGCTGTAAATCATCTCCTTCTTTTAATAGGTCTTTTAACTTTATCATCTATGTACGATTTTATACTTTTTTAATTTTTGAACTGCTTGTGATAAATCTTGTGGACTCATTCCCAAAGCATCTACTAATTTGGCTATAACTAATTGTTCTTTTTTTCTAGGTAAATTATATGATTTAATAATATCTAATGCTCTATCTAAAAATCTTTCTAATTTTCCTGGTAAAGATACATCCATATCTTCCAAATCTTCATTCATTTCTTTTTTTGTAAGAACTTTTATATCCGTAAAATTTGGTGATAATGGTATTAAATCTATTAGTTTTGCCATATTAGTTTAATTCTATTATAATTTCTCTCATTAAATCTTGTGATTTACACCACTTACCACACTCTTCTGCCATTTTTGCCCATTGTTTTGATTCATTCATTGGTGCCATAAATGCTCCATGTGTAGATGGATTGGAAACAAAATCCCATCCAACTAATTCAAAGTCTTCCTGAACCATTACAGTACCATCGTTTAATTCTTTTACTGAACCTAAACCTCTTGATGAAATACCTAAACGGATATTATTTTTTAATAATTCTCTTAAAATATTTCCAGATGGAGTTGAAAGGATTTCTACTACACCACAAACATCGTCTCCTTCCCAAAATATTTCTCTAATATTATGAGATACGTTCTTTAAATTGATAACTGGAGATTCAGGATGGTCTAATTCACCCAAAGCTCTTCTTTCTTTAATGAGTTGTTCATATTTTTTACATTCTCTCATTAAAATTTCTTTAGGATATCTTCTACCATTTTGATTTGCTGCACCCGCTCTTTGAAGAATGCCCTTAACTAAATAAGTTCCATTTTCTTCTTGTTGAAGTTTTGCCTCAAATAAATGAGTTTCTATTAATAATCCTTTATTCATATTAATCTTTCTTTCTTAATGCAGCTAAATCGGAACCTTCAATTTCACCATCTTTATCTACATCAAGTTGTTTTTGTTTGTCAGATAATTCTTCTGGTAAAC